TTACCATGTTCCACCATCTATATCACCTGTGAGGTCTTCTTGAACCATCTCAGTCCAAGAACTATCTCTCCTCACAAATAATTGATCGTCATCTGTGTCGTACCACAAATCACCTTCGGTAACAGCCGACCCAGTTGGGGCCGTTGCTCCCACTGCAACCTGTGTTGCGACTTCTTCAATAGCATCTCTCACATTCGTAGCAGTTACATTCGTACTACTATGGGGAATTGCTGATGAATTTATACTGAAACTATCTGTCGTCTTTGAGGCAGTATTAGTTCCGAAACTTTTTGTACTCGTTACAGCCATTTAATATCACCATCCTTCCTGAGCTGTTGCACTATTACCAACAAAAATCTCACCTTGTGCCTGTCTTGTGTATGCCCCAGTTGAAGGAATTAGCTCAAGTAAATCCCAATATCCTTCAAAACTATCTGGAAAATCTTTGGTCTGACTTGCGAAAAGTTTTACGGTCATAACAGGAGTAGACCCAGATTCGCCATCGCCACCAGCTTTAGTAATAGCTCCATAATTCTTTACACCATTTACTGAAGGAGCTGAACTCCTACTAGTTTGGTCAATTTCAATGAAATCAATACTTCCTGCATCACCAAAAGCAAATGCAGTGCCATCAAAGTCTTTCACTATCCTAGCCTTATAAGTATAGTCATCAATAGGATATTCATCATTGAACTGAACAGTAATATCTGAATCAGCATCCTGCAGAATCTCCCAATTCGCATACGATTTACTTGCTTCGGGCATTTAGTCCTTCAGTATGCCAATCTTCATTTTCATATTAGTAGTAGCAGTTGCTACCCAGTTCGCACCGCTTCTATTGACTACGTGACAATATAAACTTGTAGAACCAGATGCACCATGCACCGCTAACTGAATATTAGACTTAGTACCTAACTTAGCATCAGCCATATCAGCCCAATCACCTGCGGCAATATTTACGTGACCAACAAAGTTAGCAAAAATTGTGTCAAGATCATCTACATCTTCACCTATTGCTTTTCCCTGATCCTGCGTAATTGCATCATCTGTAGTTGAAAAGAATATATCAACTGCAGGCCCTGTAACCACTTCATCCAATAATACTATTGATTGAATCATTGAACGACCAGCTGGTATTGAAAAAGCATATGGTATCTCAATGGATTGAGCTAAGACCTTATTGTCGCCTATTGTCTCAGCATCAGTAGTAAGAGTAACTGTAATTACATCCAGTTCCTGCTTATTCTGCCTTTCCTGAGTTGAGTACTTAAATAAGTCTGTTTGTGCCATTATTATCTCCTGTTATTAATTAATTTTAGTCTAAACCAAATGCTTCCTGTACTTTCATTATGGCCCAGTTACTGCAAATGCTATAAATTCGACTGCAATATCATTTGCTCCTGTAGTCGCATCAACATTAGTTCCATCTGTTGATGCTATAGCAAAGTTATTTAATGAAGTTCCTTTGCGAACTGGCAATGCTATAGCCTCTCCTGCATAAAGTCTTGCGATTACGACTCTTTCGTCACTTGCACTATTAGTTGATATTGAAAGAAGGTCGGCTGTGTTCGCTGTAGTACTTAAAGCTGATGTACTGCTATATTCAAATCCTGTATGCTTAAAATAAACAAAACCTAGAGATTCTAAATCAGTTACCACAACTGCGGATGCCTCTGCAACTGCTGTTGCCTGTAAATAATACTTAGCACTGTCTGTATATCCATCATTAGCTCCACCACCAGACTCTATTGTTAAACCAGTTAGCTTATCTCCATCGGCAGCAGCACCACCTACTTGTCCATCACCGCCTGCAGACCCAAAGCACTCACTGGCTGCGATAAAATTAGAAGCTGAGCCTTCCTGACTAGCACCTACATCCTCTATTGGTGTAACACTTACTGCGAATCTTACTTTATCGGCCATATCTTACCTCACTGCGTATGGTGTAATCGGAGCAGAAATGCTAACATTTCTTTTATTGCTTTCATTATCCGATACTTTCTTTAAAAAATCTCTCATGTAGTATTCTTTTCTCTGTACATCCCCTTCCTCTTCAGCTAGCATTGCTCGAAGATAGCTTACTACGGAAAGAGCCAACATCCTATTTAAATTGACGTGAGTTTCCTCTACTGGGGTCGTAACTGCTGAGTTTGCAGAGTCCTTAGTAGACTCGGGATCAGAAGATACAAAAGGGTTGATAAAAGCTGTATACTCAATCCTAAGTCCACTTGTAATGCTCTCATCTGGGTATACAAGCTCATCAGCTCCAGAACTTAGAACTCCATCAGTCCTTACACGTGACAAACCCCTCTTGAGGCGATAAATCTCTACCTTCTTACCATTATGTCTCCAAAACCAATCTCTGTCTACTTGGGTGCTCATGGGCTATTATCCAATGTTACTATGGGTGGGAAACCTAATCTACGAATCCTTTTATACTGATCTGCTTGTGTATCTAATATACTCACATTATCAATCGCCATTAAATCAGCAGCAACCTCGTATGATTTTGTATTCTCTACAATATTAATCAACTCATTTTTCAAGTCATGTTTAGTATTGGATTGAATCATATTCACAGCATCCTTAATCCAAGCAACCGTTAAATTTGTATTATCAGCGCCTGCACGCTCCATTAATTCTAGTACTGTCATCCTTTTATACCTCCTGCCATCTCTCCTAATTGTTGAAAATATCTATCTTTTATTACGGGAGATCGTACTTGATGTGCATCATACTCAACTGTATTGGGGTCTCCATATCCAGCCATATTATAAAATTTACTAGATAAATGTTTTCTAAATCTTCCTTCTGGTAAGTGACCAACTGCGTTTAATAAATTCTGTCCCAATTCAGATTTCATGGCTCTTCTTCCCTTTTTTGAGAATGGATGTATTAATGCATTTGGATTCTCAAACCTCTCTGCTTCCCATATCGGACTTCTTTCTTTTTGTTGTGCAACATGAGCCAATTCTTCTAAAGCAACATCTTCCAATTTTGTTGCTCGTCTTTCTCCTCCTTCACGTGGGTAATAGGTTATATTTGCATCCCCCAAACTTCTTTTAAGATTAACTTTTTTAGACCAGGGATCATACGAACCTCCTCTTGGCGAGTCTTCTGGTATTTCAACAAATTCAGGAGAACCATATTCTTCATATAGACCCTGCATCGCATCCACTCTTCGATCCACACCTTCCTCACCATACCATTTTCTCATAGAAGGAGCAAAGAATTGTTCCACCTGTGATCCATATGCACTACGCATGGGTTTTGGCGCCCTCTCTTCCATTGGTCTTATTTGGAGTCCACTTGGCATTATGTACTTACAGCCTCCTCTCCACGTTGCTCGGCTTGCTGCTGAGGTGGTGCCATCTGGGCACCTGTGACCGATATTAACTCTTGAAGAGCCGCTCGATACAGAGCGTTATACTTTTGAAATTTATCTTGAGACTTTTGCTGATACTGAGATGAGGTCTGAAGTCTTATCTGAGCTTGCTCTAGGCTTTTCTTGGCTGCTTCCATTTCAGATTGGAACTCAGTTCTCTTACCCTGTATCTCTGCGGTATACTTTTGTATGTCTTTTGCAACATCCTGTTGATATTTACTGATACCCGTCTGATTCTCTTGAGAGTACTTAGCAACCTCTTGTTGGAATCTCTGAACCTCAGAAGCAGCTCTTTGCTGATACTTTTGCATCGCCTGACCCATTTTAGCGTTAAAGTGATTAATGAACGCTTGTGCTTCTGCGTTATATCTTCCTGTCTTAGCCTGTTCCTTTTGTTGAAATTCTTGCACTTTAGCTCCAACCTCCGCAGTGTACTTCTGCACGTCATTCCTGTATTGCTCAACCTCTTTTTGAAATGATTGTACTTGATCTCTTTGTTGAGCTGAATAAGCACCCATTTCAGTCTGAGCGTCCTGCATAGCCTTATTAACATCGGCTGAAAACTTACTGAGATTAGAATTAAAATCTTGGACAGCGCCTTGAAGACTAGCGTTATACTCATTCACTTGCTGCGCAATCACAGCAGTCCTCGCTTGTACCATCTCTGGGTCTTCACTAGAAACGTGAGTATCAGCATCGCTAAATTTGGGTGCGTTCATCACGGGAGGGACAAAAGTCGGTAAGCTATCATTCACATTCTCAAGAGCTGAGGGGAGTGTATATCCCGATGGAGCTGAATATGATAAGACAGCAGACGGAATCGTTGGAAGCGATAGTGTCTCAATCGCACCTAAAGTTGGTAATGCTTGGATCACCTCATCAACGTAATCCGTTATTGATATTGTTGGCATGCTACCTGTAAGACTATACGTAGGAAGAGCAGGAGATGAAATTGCTGTAACGCTTGGAACTGCGCTGTTATATGTTGACAGTAACGTCCCGACTGTCGTGAGTTCTGTCGTAGAGCTTGTCTGGTCTGCCGCTGACTGTCTTAACATATCAAGTGCGCCTGCGTACATTATTACCACGTTCTCCCACTCAACTAATACCCAAGCTTCAGTATTCTCATCCACTACTGGGGGAGCTGCGTATACAACTACTCCCTTATCTCCTGCGGCCGCTCCAACTGTAGTTGCGCTACCCGCGCCAGGCTTTGTATATGTATGGGACTCAGTATCATCATTATAGTCTGGGGTAGGTTTGATAAAGAGCTTTCCACTGAGCTTGTAGAACTTGGGAAACATCTTAGTTGGATGATATATACTATTAGATTCATCAAAAGCATATGCAAGTTTATCAGGAACTTCTCTACACATCCTTCTAATGACTGTCCCGTTTGCGGAGCCGTCATTTCTATAGACAGCTAAAATTTTATCATAAGCTACCGAGGAGCCTTCATTAATAGTGTCAGCAGTAGCAGCATCCGATTCCCATCCATTAACTGTGGATTCAGTCGCGATACTCCATAAGAACTTTTCTGGGAGACTATTAACTATCCATATAGCTGCTTCATTCAATAAAGCAACTAAAAGTCTGGATTTTGTTGAGCTTCCAGTAACTGTGTTAATTTTTTGCCAAAGCTTCATTGTGCTTTAAAGGGAGGGGCCCCCACCAGACCAAAGAGGAGGGGAAAATCCAGCGGGGGCAAATCCTATGTACCCTTTATTTTGCTATTTCCAAATAGCGTGAGCTTCTGGCATAGAGTACTCAAACCCAGCTTCAGTGAGTATCATATCAACTCTCTTATCTTTGCCTGTGTTCTCTAGCGATTGTACTCCTACATAGACCGCAGTGTCACGATTCATGCCGTTTCCAACAAGAGGACGATATTTCACGTGCTTCATGTTGAGTCCGAGAATCTTGACTGAGCTATGATCTAGTGCAATACAACGAGCAACTTTGATGTCGCCATACGGAGTCACAATATTAGTAAGATCAACTCCGAAGAGGCTCTTCTTACCTGATGTTGCAAAGTCCCAACGTCCAGTAAAGTTATCCTGACCATCGTGAACAATGTTCGCAAACATCGCATTGTGACTACCACTACCAAGCTTTAACAGCCAATGGTAGGTAGCAGTATCGCAGAAGTAAACCGAAGCAGCTGAGTTGTTGTATCGAGGATCGAGATACTTACTCATATCATCAAGGAAGTCATCAGATGTCTTACTTGAATGGGTAAGAGTAAATATGTTACCCGATTGCAATACAAAGTCAACAGCTCCCTGTGTGTAATACACAGTAGATGAGCCACTTCCGCTTGATCCCTGTTTTCCAAATAGAGATGCTTGTTCGATGTCCCACTTATGCTCAATCAACTTATCTCTCCAAATACGTGCCCATTCATTAGGTTCGTATTTAAGAGCAGTTGCTCTTGCAGTGTTCGTCATACCAAACTCAGTTCTGAAAATCTGAGTCTGTCCATATGACGTACTGTATGGGTTATCGTTCCAAGTCTCTTCCGAAAGACTAGAACCTTCTGCGTATGCAGAGCCTACAACATGACAACGCTGTGCTTCAAGAGCAGTAGCGATGTCTACATTGTAAACAGCTGTTACAGGTGCGTTGCTTGAAAAAGAAGTCAACTCACCACCCGTTCCAGAGGCTCTGACAACCGTTCCCGTAACTCTCCTAACATCCACCGCTCCAGACAGGGTATTAGAACCCGTCAGGTTAGCAGCGTCACTAGCATCTATCGCATTATCAACAGCCGTGACTCGCATTAGGATATAATCGCTAATGGTAGCGTCACCTCCAGCTGTCTCAGATACATTGATCTTTACGACCTGATTTGTTAGAAAGAACTCAGGGGCAGTTCCTGCAGAACCTACTGCCATCGCACCAGTTGACTGACCTGAAACATTCTGAATGTTACCAGCTGATTTGTAATCAGTTCCCATAATCAATTTCAGGGTGTCGCCTACTACTGGTACACCGCCATCATTCTGAGCTACTATTGTAGCATCATTAAACAATGCGGTGCTACTATTCTCAAAACCGAGAACGTATGCGTATCGTTTGTGGATTGAACCACGTTTTTCTGTATACTTAAACTGAGGGTCGTCAACAGGTGCCTTAGAAACCTTAGATACCATTCTAAAGAATGGAGTCTGGTCTAATGCAAGTTCTGAAAATCTTTCAGAGAAGTCATATCGTCTACGAAGATCGCCAGTACTTAGACCTGAACCAGCTACTATGCCAGTTCCAGATTCGGTCAGCCCCGTTGAGCCGCTCAGGAAAGCAGGTGTTGCTGTGTGTACAGCCATATCCTTATCTCCTTATTACCTTATTGTCTAAACAATTCCTCCACACCCTCACCTTGTTTAGCAAGTTGGTCGAAAATAAGGTCGTCAGAACTCTGATCCATAGTTTGTGAACCAGTAGTACTTACGCTCTTAGGTTTCTGGCGTACATTTTTCATTTGTTCAGTTACTTCTTTCCTAGCGGAATTAGCAATATTCTTATCCCGATTTTCTCTATTAAATAGATAAAAGATGTCATCAAGAGATAGCTTACGACTTTTTGCGAACTCAAGAACTTCATCCATTTGACCGTCCGATAATTCGTGACGGTTTTTGAAAGCTGTTTCTTCATTCGCAAGGTCGCTGTGCGCTCTTTGCTCATTGGCAAATGCTCCCAACCTTTGTTGGACAACACCATCAATGGTAGCTCCAAGAACTCTTGCTGAATCTGAATTGGAATCAGAAATTGCTTCATCATAATCAAAAACAAAATCCTCTGGTACGCCCAATCGCTCTTTCAAGTTGACTGGTGCGGAACCACCACCCTCAAAATAATCTCTCACATGAGTAATTAAGTTGGGGTCTTCTTTCATCGCATCAAGAACTGGGACATAAGGCTCTAGCTCACTCAATCTTTCATTTAGACGTTTTGCTTCTTTACTAGAATCTGAATATCTCTTTTCCCAATCGTGCTTTTGTTGCTCGGGGCTCACAGGGACTGCCTGAGAGGTTTCCGATTGAGCTTCGGCAAGCACAGGGGCATCTGGCTCGGTACTGGATTGTGAGTCATGCATCATACTATTGACATCTTTGTCAAGGGCGGCAAAAAAGTCTGCCGTATCCTCATCTGTATTTTGCACAGGAGATTCAGGGCTGTCTACCAACAGGTTGTCTGTCTCTTGATTGTCACTCATAATTTTATTCTCCCTAATTTAGTTAAGACAGACTATCTAAGTCAAGAGCACTATTTTTTAGGCTGCCTGTCTCTTCTTGATTCATTTATTGCGCTTTTGACTTCCCTCTGTAGGTCTTTTCTAGCCAAGTCGTACTCTTGATTCATTCCCTTTCTTACCACTCTCTGCTCGGCTTTTGTATCTTGGACATCCTTCCTCATTTCCATCTCAGCTTCGTTAATGTCTTCTCTAATACCAGCCTGTACAACCTGCCTTGATAATGTTTCAATCGTTCCCTCTCTGTCTTTCAGCATTGACTCTAATTGGTCTACTTGTGATTTGAGTTGCGCATATACGGATTTTCTCTTAATAATATTCTCTTTTCCACGAACATCCGTTTCTGCGAGCATCGCAACATCATCAATAAGACCAGCCTGGAACCATCTAAAGTATTCTTCAAGTAATGCCCATCTATTAACAGGCATCGTAGAACCAGCTATAATTCTTATATCAAACTTAGCAGTTCCATAATCCTTCCATTTACCGATTGCTTCTCCAAAATCATTATAAATCGGAATGTTAATCTCTGATTCTTTTTCTTCTTGTAATGCACTTGGCTGGACAATTCTAAAGACTTTATTCGCGGTATATGTCGCCTGAGCAATTTCTTTGAATACTTTACCTAGATGTTCTAGGGCAGGCTCTACTAATGTCTCCATCCAAGCTTTAATTCTTCGTGTTCCATATTCATCAGCAGCAAGAAGACCTCTATAAGTTTCATGTTGTTCTCCAACATTCCCCTGCATTGAGGAGTATATACCTGATAAATACTCCATATCCTGCTTACCAGTTTGAGTCATTTGGAAAAAAGCGTTATTTAGAGGAAGAGGGTTTATAGGAGTTGGAGGTTGGAATCCCTGCCTATATTTCAATAATGCGCCTGGTGCGGAAGAATATTGTTCCCATTCATCCTCTGGGACTGATCCTTCTTCATATAACCATCTAAGGTTAGATGATAGGTTTGCATTATGAATCATTATCTGATGAGCTTTATTTAATTCTTGTTGCTTTCCGACAAGTGGAGTAACCGCACTCATGGGATAAGGAGTTCCTGTCCATTGATACATTACAGGAATGATTGGGTATTCAGTACAAGGAAGTATGTATTCGTATAGAAATACATCCGCAGCCAAAGTGCAGCACAACTTAATTCTCGTATCATAAAACTTTACTGAATCCACTAGATTCTTAGCGAACTCTTGATTTTCCATCAAAACTTTAAATTCTTCTTCTCTAACAGTCTGATTCTCTACTCTTGTCTCACGCTCTGTGATCTTGGAAATAATCATCTGTTCTTGTTGTTGAAGTGTTGCTTCAGCTTCTTTATTCGCTTTTTCAAGCTCTAGGACGGCACGCTCCTCAATCATCTCCCCACGTTCCACAGCTTCCATTAAAGCCTTTTCTTTCTCTTTAATTTGGACTTGTAGCTCTTTTTTAATGAGTTCAAGCTCTTCTTGAGCTTGTTGCTTAATAGCTTCCATCTCTTCTTGATTGGGTGGGATATTGACGTAGATGTGCCTATAAGCGACTTTAATCTTTTGATACATCTCAAAAAGGTCGAGAATCTCATCTTCCTCTGCAGAGTCAGGATCGAAGGCTTCAAATCCCACATCTTCCCTCTGGATGCTATCTGATCTACCTATATCTCGCATTGTGTAAGCAGCGTTCCCTTCTGTGGCTGATCCACTTGCTTTCTTAATTTTTCCCTTCATATCAGGGAAAAGTCGGTATAATTGCTGTTTCGGAAGAGACTTCTTAACCATTACATAGGAAGCATCTCTCAATAAGAAGTCGGTACTCATTGGATCAACAAATACGTCAAATGGCTCAATCCTTTCAAATTTAACCTCTCCCATGCCCCTGTCAGCATCAGGGTCTATATCAATAAGAAAGTATCCTACTGACTTGGTAAGAGCATCCTGAATGATATGAGAGTATATTGACTTACCATTAGAGAGATACCAACAATAGTCAGCAATATCAGAGTGTACAGCAGCTACGTCAGTATCGCTTCCCTCAGCACCAACAGCCTGCCATCTGGGACTATTTGCCGTAACGAAGTACTTCATCATCTCAATAACAGGAGTAATTCTATTAATAACAAAGGAAGGCATCCCTGCATCCTCTAATTGAACCTTCTCATCACTTGTGAGCTGATCGTTCAGATAAAAGTCATAGGCTTGCTGTTGTATGCTCTCCCATTTCTGACGATTACTATTATTGGCTCTAGACCAAAGTTCTTTATTCCTCGTAGCCTTCTTTTTATTACTTATTCTTGGCATTAGTTTTTCCTCGCTCTCTGTCTAAGTGCTCTTTCCTCGGCTTCTCTAATAGGGCGGCCAGCTAATGTTTCAACTGCTCTTGGATCATTAGATATATTCGCTAGTCTATTCTCAGCAGCATTAAAGGCTCCCATTATCTGCCCCCCTCTATAGTCAGCTTCTCTACCTAGTACATTTGCTATATCCAAGCCTTCGGCTTTATAGTGATGTTTATCATATAAATCAACCAAACTTTCAGGAGTTGGATTTGTAAGATAATTTTCTATACTATTCCAACTACCGTCTTGCATGAAAACATTAATTAGCATCATTTCTCTTTGCTGTGAATCACTCATTTTTTTGTGAAAGTCTTTATTTCCCCTTTCTTTCATCCACTCAAATTCAGCTTCTGCGTCTCCCTTCCCATCAGTTAGTTTATTCCAAAAACTAGACGTTCTGTTCATAGCAGTATCAACAGCACTTGGTTTAAATTGATAATAACCCCTTGCATGATCTGGGGTGTCTTCATAATTCACATAATTTCCTTTTGCCCCATATTTTCCTTCCTTATCTCTAAACCCACCCTCCGCTGAAATATTTCTTCCGCTTCGATTCTTTCTATTCCCAGTTTCTAGATAGCGTAAAGTATCTGCAAAATGAGTCATACCGACTTTAAAATCTTCTTTAGAAATACCTGCATCACTCATTCTTTTTGCAAAACTACCTCCGTTAGGATCAACATATCCCCACATCATTTCTAGAACATCTCCTCCGTATGGCATATTAGAACCTCTTAGTGAATTTTATTCCTGAATATGGAGTGTCCTGATCCTCACCTGGGACTGGTGAACGATAGTTATGTCTTCCAATGCTAAGTTTTCCACCCTCACCGAGAGGAACATTCAGCTTCCCACCTCTCATATTTACACCACGTTTTTTACCAAGCATATACAGAGCAGCTAATGAACCTGTCTGAATTGGATGTCTTTTAGCAAAATCTGAGGCACCGACAAGTCCCTGCCACATAGATTTAGTATTTCCTTGTGCCATTTGACGAATCGTACCACTAAGGGCACGTGTAGCAAGAGATTGCTCAGATGGTCTGACTGGCTCTAATCCAAACCCACTTCCTGTCAACGCACCAGGCATTACGCTACCATCCACGGCTTAGCCTTACGTTTAGGCTTAATCCATACTTTTTGCTTCTCATCTCTCTTCATATTGGGAGGGAAGGCGTGTACATTTGCATAATAAAGTGTCTCAATGGTATCATCGTGCGCCATTCTGGGGCCGAATGTAAGGATTTCGTGCAATAAATCCAAGTGACTGTCGCGAATATAGACGGTTCCCATGCTAAATCTTGCTGAAAGACCACTATATATCCGATTTCTCTTCTGTGTTCCCCCTGGTTTCTCGGCAATTACGGCAATATCGAAGCGGTTTAGTCGCCTTCTCTCCTCATTCAAGGCTTGGAAAATTGATCTATTCATGGCTACATCCTCTACAGTCGCACTCGTACAGTGATACTTATCATATAACTCAATGATATAATCTACAACACCTTTCTTTCCAAATACTTCTCCGTTAGGTGATTTTGATCCGATTGTGGGAATACTTCTATGCCTTTCATACTCGAAGACGTATAAGTTATTATCTGTGTCCACACCCACAGCCATAATGACACTAAAATCAGATTCTTTAGTATCAATGTCAGTAGCAGGGTCACAACCGAGAAATGTATTGATAGGTGTCTTTTCTCCGTCTTGTACGATATAGTTAATGCCTTCCTCATGCTCATAGTATCCGCTCCAATTCTTGATATTACCGCTGTTCCATGCTGCGTCCTCAGCACTCATCACTTCCATCATGTATTCTTGATAGAACTTGGAAGCCTGCCCTGAGTCTCGATAAAATTTCTTTTTCTCGTCTAACTTTTTCTTAGGAAAGAAAGACGACCAAAGTGAATTGCCACTTTTGTCTATTGCCTTGTGGGAAATAACTTTCCAAGAAAAAGACTTCCCTGTCTTTGTAGCTTTTTCATTATTAACGAGGAGGTTGTTAATAAAGCTATCAAAGTGTACAGGAGTCCCATTAACACGGAGCCTACCAGTGTGAGGCTCAAGAGCAGGATAAACAACGGCAGTGACAAGGTTAGCGTTTTTAGCTCTTGCATCTGGGGTAATCGTATTCGCTTCATGTTCAAAATCATCCAGTACTATTAGGTCATATCGTTTATGTAACTTTGCTCCACCACGAATACCAGCCACATTACTTTTGGAAAGTAGCTTACATCCGTTACGAAGCTCTATATCTTCTTCAGTCCACTTTGGCCCCTTCATTGAGCCAAAATAGTATTTAATTCTTTCGTTATAGTCAAGATGGTGTTTAATGTAGTCCATATTCCCAACAGCGAGTTTCTGAGTTGCTGATACCCAAGCATAGAAGAATAAATCGTCAGCAAAGAGAAAGTCTTTTAAGATGCTCGCTTTTGTGAGGATTGTCTTCCCATGTCCCCTCGGTACAATGATAGCTAACTGTTTACATTCCCTGTCATCAATTCGGTCTGCTATCTCGTAATGAAAGCTTGGTGTCTCACTACGAAGGAAGTCATCAGGGAGAAACAGCTTCCCAAACGCTATGAGATCATTTTTTGCTAGATTTAGAGTCTCCTCCGCTTCCGTTATCTTCTGGCTGTTCACGTTCATATTTCTTCTTTAGATGTGCCTCATATTCTTTCTCATTTCCCATGAACTCGATATACTCTTTAATTTCTTGTTGCTGAATAAGCAAAATGCTGTATAGCCTATCCATTCTAACTCGTAATGATTTAATTGCTCTGACGATGTCATGCTTCGATGTGGTGTTCTTTGTTTTCATATCCTACTAGCTCTGGAACTGATACATGCTCAATTACTTGTTTGAGTTGACCTACCCTAACCACACTCTCAGGATCACCCTGCACCAATGCGGCATAATCAATTTCCTTCGCTATCCTTTTTAGCTCTTTGATACATTCCCCTAGATTCAGACCTTCTGGATCATATGTTTCTATTAATTCACCCAACAGTTTATATCCTCGACTGAGAACTCCATCGTAACCCAGCCTGTCCTAACAACTTGATAAAATGAGTATCTTGCATAATCAGCATAATTTAAGAAACTTCCACCTCTAATGAACCATCTCTTGTACAGTTTCTCTTTTTCGTCTTCTACCCTTAAAGAATCAAGAGGTTTTGCGTATAGCTGATGATTATGCCCTAAGTAGAACACATCTCCCTTGCTATAGACATTAGACATATTATAAAGCTCCAAATCTCCATTCTTGGCGCCACTCTTCCCGTGACCAGTGACCAGATTCCATTCTTTCCCATTAACATTAATGATTGAATAGCCAGGATACTGGAAATAGGGGACAGCCAAGTCTTTTGCGATCATCTTCGCAACGTCATAGTCTAGAAGATTGATACTTCTAAGGAAGTCGTGGTTTCCACCACGTATAAACAAGCATTTATCAGCAATAGGTCTAACAAGGTTCAAAAACTCCTCATGCTGTGCATCTGGGGGGATATATTGACCTCGTTGACTAATCTTGTAATGAGGAGGTATACATTCGATTATATCGCCATTTCCGAACCATACAGCGTTCTGATCCTCATATATTGCCTTCACTGCCGATTGAAACTTCTCTCTATCGAATATTTCCCTTTCCCCAGAACCAGCACCAACGTGCATATCAGTTAAGCCGTGTATCCTGACTACTTGATCTGAATCATAACGAAAAATCTCCCCAGGTTTAATTGAGGGGGTTTCTTCTACAAGACTTGCTATGGGGATGGAAAAGACCTTCTTGCAGTTTCCGCATTTGAATCTTTGCTGAATGGGGCCCTTGCGGAGCCGCCTTCCATCTTTCTTTACGTGATAACTATTGCAGTGTGGGCAGATCATCGGATGCAACCTCTAGTTCAGGTCGTTTTGCTTTTTCGAGTTCTGCCGTTGAGAACTCTTGAAGCATACCGTATATACCGACCTCTCTTTGTTGAATCTTGGGAGCACCAAGCGTGCCAACGGCTTTCCCTAGTTCTTTTGTCGCCTGCAGCTGAATATTCTCATCCTCTGAGTACTCACAGAGCTGTTTCAAGTTGTTGAGAATGTATTCATGGTCAATACCCATTTTCTTTGCTACGTCTAATACTGATTTTTCTACTTCTTTCATTACTCTATCCTGTTTTAGTAAAACCATTCCTTTCCTTCTTGCGATTCCATCTTCCACCTCTCCACCAAAGGCATCTTTGTACGCTCTGACAACTCCGCTACCGACAGCCATGTTTGTTGCGAACAATCTTTCCTTCTTTGTGCAAACAGTCCTCTTCCTTACTCGCTTAGAAGGATTCTTAATGGTACGAGAGAATGTGTACCTATTCTTATGCTTTGAGAAGTCACTATCCATCTTAGAGGTTTCCCTGTTAAGGAAAGTCCCCACAACAGTCCTAACCCATCCCTTAGCATAGTTGTAGTTCTTTCTATCGTTTGGATGAGATATATTGCTGGAAACCTTGAGGAGCTGAACAATACCACCATCATCAGCTACGATCCAATCACCTTGCTCTGCATCTCTCCAATTCTCATGAAGAGCGGGAGGGTCTCCCTTGAAATGATCTATATATTCTTTTTTGGAATTGAAGACGTAATGCTTAGAACCTTTGATTTTCTGGTATTCCATCGGTGCTTAAATCCCTGATCTGTTCTGATAGATTGTTGATGAGATTGAAGACCTCTTGGGGAATGACGTATATGCTACCATTGATCTCGATTGGGACTTGTCCCTCAAAAGGACTCTCAGGAAAGGGAGGAGATAGTGAGATTTCCTCAAGAATCTTTTCCTGAATGTCTTTCGGCAACCGACTGAGTGTTTCCATTACAAAAGCCATTATACCGTGAATATACGACTATTCTTGCTTCAGTTTCAATGGGAAGTAAGAATCTCTTATATATGGGCCCCCTATTGTCCCCCATTAATTTCTATCCCTTTTTGGCTTTTTTCAAGCTTTTTTTTGCTTTTTTTGGTTTCTCTTCTACTTTATCCAAACCTTCTAGCTCAGCCAGCGGTTCCAGAGGTTGTAGGTTCTTTGCGCCAGTAATTCCCTCGTCTCGCCTAACTCCCCTAAGAAAAGCAACTCCACCTTTTACTCTACCCATGTCAAATACTCCTTTGTTAGCCAGTTAATACGCTAACTTAGGCTTGTTGCCCAAGTTTTGCAAGAAAATTGTATGTGAATGATATATGGCAATACTCACCTCGTACACCCGATGAGATGGATTATGGTAATCCATTTTTAGGTTAGAAATCAACAATGTAAGGAGAAGCATCATGCAATCCAACGTCCCTATCAAAGGCAAACTCATTCCAGTCGAGATTCAAGTTTCCACCGAGACCGAAGCGGTCAACGGTGTCAACTATCATCTCGTCAAGCACACAGGGAGCGGATATCGCTTCCTCGCGGACTCGTCAGCAGTATCCGCAATCGCTTCGACAGGTGACCTCAGTTCTCAGATGGACAACCTCGAAGACTCGTTGTCATCGGTGTGGGAGGAAGAGGCATAGCCTCTTCCCTTTCGTTTTTAAATATACCTGTGCTGGATACCACATTAAACTATCCAAAGATTTATCTACATACTTTTCTTATAATATATACTTACTATTCATTAACTTGGGCTTAAACCTAAACAAAAGGAGATAACAATGAAAGCAAAAGCTGAAATAACCACGGATAAAGCACAAGAAGAAGATAGGAACTGGAGACAGTTTAACCGAGCTGTAAAAGCACTAGATAGTGATATTCGTGACGGGTTTATGACCTTAGAATATGCTCTTGGTACTCTTGAGACGTTAAGAGATGACCTGGCGCTTCCTTTTTGCCATTGGCTCTTACCCCGCCCTTCTCTAAATAAGTAGTATGTAAGCGTAGAATTGGTACAAGTTTCTATCCATTAATAAACAAAAGGAGATACGTCATGGAACAGACTATCATGCAACAGGCTATATTAGACACATACGTCTATAGTACAGCCTCATTAGTATTCATATGGTTAGGTACAATGCTATCTATCTATAGATATAAAACGCTTGGCTACGTCAATAAAAGAGAGCGTTACTCTAGACATGAGAGAGAGAAATACTCTCCATCACACAATAAACTAGACTGTGATATTTGCAATAAAGTAGTGGACAACAGCCGTCCGCTCTGTGAATGTTTTGGTGACTTGATGTGTGACTATCATGCACTTCCAAAGGGAGGTGCGTGATGGTTACCGATAGATGGGTCATATATGAAGATGATGATACTAAAGAGATTGTATTAAATCCAGAGATGCTCTTAGATGAAGAGTTTGATCTAAATGACTATGTTAAGCTTGAGGGTAAATATATACCCAAAGACTGTACTGTCATC